CATCACTTATTCCTTTCCTGGAGAAACCTTTAATGGTTTGTGCGTCGCCACGCTAATTGCCACTGATCTCAAGGGTAACCCCTTCATTGGTGGCTTTCACCTTGCAGGTAAGGGTTCTTTTGGCGCTGCTGGCTTCCTAACCAAGGATCAGATTTTATCTGCCATTGCCAACTTGAACAAGAAACCATCCGTTCTTGTCTCGCATTCCAGTGAACCATTCGACACCACCGTCGTAGGTGTCGCTGTTGGGCCGTTGACCGCCCCTGACAGACGCTGTGTTTCCAACAATTTACCTGGAGACGCCAAGTGTGTTGTTTTCGGTCAGCATACTCTTTCCCGTTCCACTCCAGTTTCTGGTGTAGTTACGAGCATGATATCTTCTAGTGTGGCCACCATTTTGGGGCTTCCTAAGCTTCATGGTGCACCTCACGATATGAGAGATGTTTTGCACAAAGAGGTTGACATTGCTGCAAAAACTGATACTGCTTTTTCGTTTCATGGAGATTCCATTGACAAGGCTTATGTGGACTTATCCACTCAGATCCTGTCGGGATTGACCAAGGAGGAATTAGGCACTATTGGGATTTTGAACAACGACGCAGTTGTGGCTGGTTATGATGGAGTTCAGGGCGTGAATTCCATAGCCATTGGCACGTCTGCCGGTTTTCCTTTCAAAGGTACCAAGAAACAATTCATCACTGACAGCGATCGTTTTGTTGATGGTATTTCTTCCGTCAGAGATGTCGACCCATTGATTTGGGAAGAAGTCACTCGCATGGAAGTTTTGTTGCGCCAAGGAAAGTGCATCAACACAGTCTTTAAGGGCGCTCTGAAAGATGAACCCACTAAACACACCAAGAAGAAGGTTCGTGTTATTGCTGGGAGCAATACTGGGTTCACCTTGCTGGTTCGCAAATATTTTCTGACTCTCTCTGCTATCATGCAGGAGAAGAAGGGCCTGTTTGAGTGCGCAGTAGGTATCAATGTTTACTCCCCAGAGTGGACAGATCTCATGCAAGAAGTCTACAAATACGGCATCGATCGTGTTGTGGCAGGAGATTACAAAGCGTTTGACGGACGCATGTCCCCCAGATTCATGCTCGCTGCTTTTAAAATTCTAATTGCCATCGCAGAAGAATCCGGGAATTATGAGGAGGACGATTTAACGGTCATGCGTGGTATCGCCACTGAGATTTCTTAT